ATGCCGAATTACAACGCACAGGTACCGCCGTATTCAGTGAATCCGGGCGACGTGGCCCTAGTATTCAACAACGAAGCACCAGCGACGGGGCAGGCGAGCCAGCAGCTTGCCGTGCCGAATTATTCCGGGTTTGCGGACAACGGCCGGACGGTTCGCTGGCAGACAATTTACGGAACTTCTCCGTCAGCCGTCAGCATCGTGCTGCAAACAGCGATGGTGGACACCGACGGACAATACACAACGGTTGATACTTCGACGGCGGCAGGCGGGGAAGCGCGCACAGTGACCAACGTGCGGGGCAACTTCCTGCGCGCCAAAGTTTCGTCGATCACAGGCGGTACGGGCGTAACGGTACAAGTTCTCGCTTGATGGCAAGACGGGCCGAAGCATCGCCGTGGTGATTGGGTTTTCGTTCAGTGGTTTTTGTTCCGGCGGGGCGGCCCTGGTGCACGTCTTAGAGAAAATCTTGACGGCGCGCTCACATCCATTTTCGCGCGAGATAGGTACACCATGCCCAAAAAGACGAAGACATTTATCGTTGCTCTCGATGAGCAAGTAGCCAATGCCGACAATTCAAGCGGGGAAGCCACGCCAACCGTTGCTGACGGACCGACAGCTTCTAAGGCTCAGACGCAGCAACGCGAGTCCGCGGCAGCGCGCAAACGACGGCGGCGGCACAAGAAGATGCGGATCGCCGACGCGCTGAGGCGCGAGGGTCTGGACGAGAGGGAAGTCGCCAAGAGACTCGCGGTGGTGCTCGATCGGCAGACAGCCGCACAAACGACCGACGAAACGAACGACAAGCTGGCGGTGGAAACATTAATGAACTGCTTTCGGTACCTGGATGACGCCCCGCGGCCGGGCGGGAGCGGAGGCGCGCCGGTGGTGGTTAAACTGTCGCACGACGTTCCACGGCCGCAACGGACTGGAAAAATCCAAGACGAGAAAGAGAGACGGGACAAGACATGAGTGCGAGCCGGAATATGGTGGGATATATCGTTCAACTGAGTGGCGTGGGGGCATTTACTCTGGGTGGGATCCTGAGCGTGCATCACATTGCGATCGGCGCGTTGTTTCTTGCGGGCGCAGTGGCGTTTTACGTAGGAGAAAAAGTCCGCACGCTCTCCTAAGCAGAGCGCTTTAGATTTATTGCCGCAATCAGCAGCAGAGTTGGCTTCGAAGTTCACTGGAAGTTCTCCCCTATTCTCCTGGGCGCAATCGAAATGGCGAAAGTTCAATCGGGTTGTGCGCGCTGGGCTGAAACGGAAGGAAGGCCACTGACACTTTCCTACGATCCGTTTCCGAAGCAGCGGCAGTTTCATGCGTCGCCGGCAAAATACAGGCTGTTCGGCGGCGCAGCCGGGCCGGGAAAGTCCAAAGCGCTGCTGATGGAAGCGGTGCTTCAAGCGCACGAGCATCCCAGGGCAAACACTCTGCTGCTGCGGAGAACGTTTCCGGAACTCGAACAATCGCTACTGCTCTATTTTCGGCGAGACGTTCCGCGAGAGCTTTACAAGAGCTTCAACGATTCAAAGCACGTGGTGGAGTGGTGGAACGGATCGACGACACGATTTGGCTACTGCCAGAGCGAAAACGACGTTTACCAGTATCAGGGAGCCGAGTTTCTCTTCATCGGCATCGATGAGCTGACGCTGTTTACGCTGCGGCAATGGCAATTTTTGACGAGCCGCAACCGGTGTCCGGTGGCTGGAGCGTTTCCGTGCATGGCGGGTGCGACGAACCCAGGAAACATCGGGCACGCGTGGGTGAAGGCGCTGTGGGTGGACAAAAAGCCAGCCGCGGGCATGGAGACGCCTGAGGAATACGATCCGGGCGACTACGACTTTATTCCGGCGCGCGTGAGCGACAATCCGATCTATGCGACGGACGAGCAGTACACGAAAACACTGCGGTCGCTTCCGTCACATCTGAAGCGGGCGTTTCTGGATGGGGATTGGGACGTCTTCGCGGGGCAATACTTCGACAGATTCGACTATTCGCGGCATGTGGTGCGGCCGGAACAGATCGAGTGGAAAGACTGGTGGCCGCGATGGATTTCGCTCGACTGGGGTTTCGAACATCCGGCGGCAGTGTATTGGCACGCGGCGATACCGGGCAAGAGCGGGCCGGCGATTGAGCCGGGGGGGCAAGGATCGGCGTTGCGCGGGGACGAGGGGCGGCAGGGGCAGGTGGCGACGTATCGCGAATATGTGACGCGACGAACGCCGCCGCGCGAGTTGGCACGCGAGATTGTGTCGAGAAGCGATTCGAACGGAGAACGAGAGAAGATCGATGCGATCTATCTTTCGCCGGACGCGTTTGCGAGGCGGACTGACGAGGCGTCGATCGCGGAACAGATGGGAGATGTATTCGCAGCAGCAGGATTTCCGCGGCCGATTCCCGCAGACGACGATCGCATCGGCGGCTGGATGCTGATGTACCAAATGCTGGACGCTGGCGAGTGGATCCTCGGCGAGAATTGCGTGGAGTTGATTCGGACGCTGCCGAATTTGATTCGGGACGATGCGCGGATTGAGGACGTGGAGAAATGCGATGGCGACGATCCGGCGGATGCGGCGCGGTATGGACTGAAATCGCGTTACGGTGTGCGCCGACAGGGCAGCGTGTGGGTGCCGCTTGAGCAGCGGCTTGCAGCGCGAGTGACGTCCGCCGATCCGACGGTGCGGGCGATTCAAGCGATGAAGGCGCAGTTGGAAGAGACGAGCAAGTTGATGCCGGTGTCGTTTTTGAGGCGACGGCGGTAGGGAAGGCAGTGGCTAGTGGTTAGTGGGCAGATGAGGCGAAAGAGCCGGCAACTGAGCGCCAACCATACGTGTTTAGACAAGCGCGAAGCCCCGTTTGCGAGGATCTGGAAGGGAAGAGGGGTTCTTCGCGAAGCTGTTTTGTGCTGTTGGTGGAAATTGCGGCGCTCAGAATGACGGCGTAAGAGCAACTGCAAAACCCGCCGCCGCGGGCAGGCCGTGCCCTGACGAAAAATCGACGCTGCGAGATGGAGTTGGAAGTTCGAGTTCCGTTAAAGGCTCTAGTCTTTTCCGCAGTGCCGTAGCCAAAGTTTGACGCAAGAATTCTTGAGGGTGATCCCAATGCTAGCTGATCTGATTACGCATATTCGTGCGCTGTGGCATCGAATCACGGCGAGCCGATACGTGCAGGCGCTTGAGATGGAGATTTTGCGCTTGCGGGCGGAAAATCGCGCGTTGATGAATTCTATTCTGGGAGTGGCGGGGATTCCTCCTGTGGTGACGAAGGACAGCGAAGGCAGCGGAGCGTCAACTGCAATGAAGGCGGCGACGAACGGCAGCGGAAGCCCAATCCCGAGCAATGGGCAAGCGGCGCAGCCACTGCGGAAACGATCGTGGCAGCAGATTAACCGGGCGCTGGAGATCGAATCGGCGCGGAAGAAAGATCCGGGCGAAAACAGCAGCTCGTAGTTGAAGTTCACAGCGGGAATTTATTCGCAATCCATTCGGAAGGGCGGAGGATGCATGCCATTTATTCGAGGACGGTATTACGTGAATCCGATCGCGGGCGGCGCGCTGGAGGCGGCACGAGAAGCGGAAGAGGCGCTGGCTGCGTCGCACGGCTCCGATGACAACGAGGGAGATGGACAAGACGACAGCGGGAACGATGCGGCGGCCGGCAAGCCTGCGCGACGGATTGATATCGAGATTGCTGAACTGGTGCCCGCGCAGTCCGGGCGCGCAACAAAGGGCTATATCGCACGGGTGCATCGAGACGCTGTTGCTGAAACGAGTGGCTCGAACGGCGCTGCGCAACCGGAAAAGCGCGTGTTTTACGACCAGGGACAATTAGTGAACTTTTTGAGAAGCGAACTAGCGAAAAACGGCAGCCGCCGATAAGCGAGAGCAGATGTCTATCACACAAACGAAATTTCCGAAGGCTGATGCGGCAATTGTCCCACTGGAAACGCCGGTGCAAAAAGAGTCCGCCGGCGATTACGGCCCGAACAACGAACGTTTGCCGGAACGGCTGCAGGAAGCGCTGCGACGGCTAGTGTTCCAATTTTCGACCGAGTCCGAGTCGACGCGCCGGCAGGAGATCCGCCGAATCAAGCAGGCGCACCAATTCTGGCGCGGGCTGCAGTATTTGTGGTGGAACGAGCGCGACCAGAATTGGCATCTGCCGTTCCAGGGAAAAATGCTGGGCAACAGCTCGCTCGACTCGATGCCGCGTTACGAGTTCGTAACGAATATTTATCAGGCGTTTGGATTGTCACTGGTGGCCGTGCTCTCGCAGGACGTGCCGCGGGTGCGGTTTTTTCCGTCGTCCGCGCAGGCTGAAGAGGATGTGGCTGCCGCGAAGGCTGCGACGGAAGTTTCGAGCCTGGTGGAGCGGAATAACCGGATCGGGAACCTGATTGTCGATGAGGCGTTTCATCTTTGGACGGATGGGAAGGTGGGCGCGTACGTGCGGTATGTAGTGGATGGGCAGCGATTTGGTTTTCATCCGGAATCGGAGCTTGGCGCGCGCGAGGTGAAGATCGGGTCGGATACGTATGTGTGTCCGGAGTGCGGCGCGGAGACTGGAGCGCACGCGAAGAAAAAAGTCGCGGCGAAGAACGCGGGCGGAGCGGTGAGGCAGGGCGATGGTGACGGTGGGGCGTCTGATGCGAAGAGTGACACGTCGATTGATGGATTGGGCGTGATGAGCTGCGTGCAATGCGGCGCGTTGTTGACGGAAGAGGATTTTGTCGCGGCCGAGACGATTACGGTTCCATCGGGCGAGACGCGGCTACGAGTGCCGAACGGGCAAGAAGTGGTGACGATCGTGGGCGGGCTGGAATTGAAAACACCGCCGTGGGCGAACGAGATGCATGAGTATCCGTATCTCCAATGGAATATGGAGGTACACCTGGCGCGGCTGCGGGCTGCGTATCCACATGCGGGGGACAAGATCGGGCCGCCGGTAGCGTCCGGCGGGCAGGAATATGAGCGACTGGCGCGGCTCGCGCAATCGCAGGGCGGTCCGCTGACGGAGGGCGGAGATTTCAACCTCAACTTGATCACGTTTCAGCGGACGTGGCTGCGGCCGTGGGCGTTTTTCGCGCTGGACGACAAGGAACTGCGCGAGCAACTGCTGCAAGTTTTTCCGGATGGCGCGTATGTGGCGTTTGCGGGAGACGTTTACTGCGAAGCGCGCGGTGAAAACATGGATGATCACTGGCGGGTATTACATGCGTTGCCGGGCGATGGATCGAGCGGGCGGCCTGCGTTGGGCGATGCGCTGATCAGCGTGCAGGAGCGGTTTAACACACTATCGAATTTGCAGATGGAGACTTACGAATACGGCATACCGCCGATCTATGCCGACAGCGAAGTGCTGGATTTCGATTCGCTGCAGAACCAGACGGCGGAGCCGGGATCGCACTATCCGGCGCGCGCTAAAGCGGGACAGTCACTCGCGGCGGGATTCTTTCAGCCGGCCGCGGCGGAGGTGCCGCCTGATCTGGCGGAACACGCAGCGAGTTTGATGGGGCCGGTGGCGCAGTTTTTGACGGGAGCGTTTCCCGCGCTGTTTGGCGGGGCGATGGCGAACAACGAGACGGCGTCCGGATACGCCATGGCGCGCGACCAGGCGATGGGGCGGATTGGCCTGGTGTGGAGGAGAATGAAATTCTTCCATGCGGACGTGATGTTGCTCGCCGTGGATTGTTTCCGAAGGAACAGACCGAACGATGTGGAGGTAACGCTGCTGGGGACCGGGGCGGCGTTTGAATCGCAATGGATACGCCTAGCTGACCTGAAGGGGAATCTCTTCAGCTATCCGGAGACGGACGAGCAGTACCCAACGCTGTGGTCGCAGCAACGGGCGGTGCTGTTGCAGTTGATGGGAAGCAGCGATCCGCAGATGCAGGCGATGCTGGCGCATCCGGAAAATATGGCGTTGGTGAAGCGGCTGATCGGGCTGGAGGAATTGGTCGTGCCGGACGACGAGTCGCGGACGAAACAGTATCGGGAAATTGCGCAGCTTGTGGCGGAAGTGCCTGTGGTGCGGCGCGACGATGGGTCAGGAGTCGAGCTGATCCTGCCGAGTATCGTGCCGGATGAGTTTGCGGACAATCACGCGGTGGAGCTGGAAATTTGCATGAGATGGTTTTCGTCAGATGCGGGGCAGGTGGCGAAGATCGACGCGCCGGCGGGCTATGCCAATGTGAAGGCGCATGCGATGTTCCATCGGGATTATTTGCGGAAGCAGCAGGAGCAGGCTGCGGCGGCGAGCGGCGTTGGCAACAGCGCGCGGGTGCGGACTGCATCGTAGGCGCGCGCTGCGAGGCTACGGCTAGAAGGTGCGTTCGGCGGAGTTGCTGTAAGTGCGCGTGCCGTAGGCGTTTTTTTGCGAAGGTGGCGGAGCGACGAGGCGAACGACGTGCAAGAGGCGTTCGGGCTTGAACGGCTTGGCCATGCAGACGACGGCGCCGAGCTGGTGGCTGGCGGCGTAATCGGCAGGCTGCGCGGAACGCGTGAGGAGAATTACAGGCACGTGTTGGAGGCGCTCGTTGCGCTTGACGATAAGGCAGAGATCGTGGCCGGACATATCTTGCGCTTCGACTTCGGCGACGAAGACGGCCGGAATAGTGGTTTTGAGAACTTCGAGAGCTTCCTTCGCCGTAGGGACGATGATGACTGTGTAGCCGTCTTGCTGGAGAATGCCGCGCATGATTTCGGCGGTGCGGACGTCGGGTTCGACGGCGAGCACGACGGATTGCTGGGCGGCTTGCTGTGTTTGTGCGCCGGCGGCTGGAGCATGAGACGGAGCCAGCGAACCGGAGGCGCGATATTGAGGGCCTTTGGCGGCGAGGAATTGGACAGCAATGGCAAAGCGCTTGTCGGGCTGTTCCACCACGCGAACGATTTCGGCGGGCTCGGCTTTATTGAGCGCGGTGGCCGCAGAGGAATAGGGAAACGTGATGTGGACGGATTGTCCGACTACGTAGCCGGGACGGCTGGATGTAAAGAGCAGGCCATCGCGCGACACGTCAATGCTGGTGCAGATTTCTTCCGGAGTTTGGAAATTCGAGGCTCGGATGTGGACCTGAGCGCTAATTTTGGCGCGTTTGCGCCGGCGTCTCTCGGCGCCGCCGGAGAAGGATTGCTGTTTGGCTGGCGAGGCGACGGCGCTGGACGTAGTTGAAGTTGCGGTACTCATTAAAACCCCCCTTGAAAACCATGCGGGGAAAGGTTGTTGCCACACTCAGGCCAGAGAACCTTCACCAGCTCCAAAGGGTAAGTTTCGCTGGGGAACACGATTTGGGGAATAGTACGTTGGTATCAATTTTAAAGGGCGATTCTGCAGTATAGGCACGCGCGGAGGGATGGCTTTCATGGCTGCTGTATTAACGGCTGAAAACAACATCGGGCAGGGTGCCGGGAATTCGGGCACGCCGCGCCAGGACGCGGCGGCAAAGGTGCGGGATTCCTCCGCGGGGATGGGCCGCAACGCGACGGATGACGAAATTCTAGGGCTTGGGGATCGTACCCGGACTAAAGCCCGTAATTTCAAGGTTGAAGACTGGCCGGATGGTGAGGAGGAAACGTCGCTGGGGCGAAATGAAATCGAAGAAAAGGGCGACAATCCGGCCGCTGGGCAGGCGGGAAAGGACGTCGAGGCAGAGCAGGGAATTGATGAGCCTGAGCAGTATCGGGAGGCGTTTGAGGCTAACCCGGAGCTGAAGCGCGCCTGGCAGGACGCTCAGGCTTACAAGGAACTGTTTGCGACGCCTGAGGAGGCCCGGACTGCCACGCGACTGCTGGCGGACGTCAACGCCATGGACGCGCTGTTTTTCTCAAAACGCGCGGAGGATCACGTTGAACTAGCTCGAATGGTGGCAAAACTCGATCCTGGAGCATTCGCGTCACTGGCGAAGGCTATGAACAGGTTTCCGGAAGAGAATCGCGGGCCGGAAGGAAAAGAGCAACAGGCGGATGCAGCTCGAGATGGCGCTACTCAGGCTGGACGCACAGCGAAAGAGCGTACGGACGCACGGGCAGAAGATTCGGCCGCACTGGCTAACGTGCAACACGAATTTCTGCAAGGAGCGAACGCGGAGGCTGTGAAGGGCGTGCTTGCCGCGATTGAGTCGCAGGTTGACAGGCTACTTCCAGAGAAGGCCTCGGGTGGGGCCCGCAACAGAGTGGTGAGCGAGATTTACAGAGAATTGGACGCTTCGCTTCAATCCAACGGACAGTTTGCGAAGCAATTGCGAGGCGCGCTTCGCTCGGGCGACCTTGATACCCGGCATCACAGCGCGGTGGTCTCGCTGATCGTGGGGAGGGCACGACAGGCGCTCCCTAGCGTGGCGAAACGAGTGCTGAATGAGTGGACGTCAACGATTCTGGCCGCCAGCCAAGATCGACGTGCCAGACAGCGCTCGGCGGAGACCAGGGTGGACATTGGAGGTTCGCGCGGAACGGGTGGCGAGGGCCATCACGCGAGGTCGCCCCGCGATATTGATTACGGCCGCATGTCCGATGCCGACATTCTGAATTTGTGAGCAGTCTCACGGCGCGCACGAGTGTTAAAGATGTGCACGCTCTGTTGATTGCTTGTACGCCCAGATAGCCTTTGCGACTCCGTCGATAAAGGAATTCACCTGGGGCGATGTGACTCCAGAAGGAATCTTGATCAGTCCTGCTGAGACCATATTGGCGATGGCCGTCGATAGATTGGTATCGACGGTTGTCCAATTTACGGAACCATTCGATGTCCCTGTAACCACATAGGAATCGATTACGCGGAGGCTGATGCCAGGAGTCATCAGCTGGAGAAAGCCGCCGTTTGTATTCATGGCATTCACAAGGTCCATCGAGAAATATTGCAGATCAGTCTTTGTGGTTTCGGCAGGCAGCGTAGCGAGATCGTTAGATAAGAGAGCGTTGACAATCTGCTTAATTGCCGTCTGCTGCGCGGAAGTATTCGCAGTGCCGTTGGCATTTGTAGGCGGCATGGCGTCAGCAATCGCGCTAGATGTTCCCACCACGACAAGATAAGTCTGATCCGTTTCCAAAATCTTCGACACAGAAACACCGTAAGCCTTGAATTGCGGCAACGTCATGCCATAGCGCGGAGAAGTAAGGCCGGTGCTGACAGCATTGGTGACAAAACACTCCACGGCCTGGTCCTGGCTCGAAGTGCATTGAGCCGAGGCAGATGCGGCAGGGAACAATTCGAAAACAGCCAGACACACTACGGCAATTCCCCATCGGGCACGCGTCATATGGGACTCCTTAATGGTGTTCTGTAGCGTGCTGCCTAACGTGGGTTGGGCCCGTGGAGCGCGCGCTGGCCTGTAATTGTGCCAGCGCGGGCATAATCTCGCGCCGCGGCGCAGCCATCAACTGACCGTAGGAGCAGTTTGCGGACAGCCGCACGACTGGCCTGGATCAGCAGTCATATCAGCGCCGCCGAAAATGTTGCAAGTACCCAGCACTGTCCGAAGAGGACAACCGGGAGGACGGCAGATCTCGACAGCAATTTCCAAACGAGCTCGCGTCCTTCGATCAGTGTGAAATAGCGAATTCCAATCCAAGGGAGATTTCGAACCAATGGCACAGATGCAGAATGCACAGTCTGTTGCGCTGCAATTGGAGAAGGTGAGAGACAAACTTCCCCTTCTCTATGAACGTGACGACATTTTATTGACGATGATCCAGCAGCGCGGCGATGTAGAGCGTGTCAGCTCCCGCAATATGCGACTTCCGCTGCAGATTCGTCCGGGAGGCAAAGCGGGCCTGGCGAATATGGACGGAGGCGACCTCGGGCGCGGTTCTGGCACGACCTACGATGTGGCGCAAGTGACGCCCGTTTTCTTCCGCCACGCCGTAGAAATTACGAAATTGGTGGAGTACGCGTCCAACGCTCCCGAAAAATCTATCGAGAACGCGGCTAAGCGGGAAGTGAAGAACAACATGGCGCAGTTCCGGTCGTTTCTCGACAAGGTGATGCAGACCAACGGGAATGGCGTTCTCGGAACGGTGGGATCGATCACAACCAGCGGGCTTCCAAGCGGCGTAGCAGCACAGTTCACGATGGCGAAGCCGCCGGGCGCGCAGCTCTTCTATTACAACCAAACGGTTCAGGTTTACGATCCGACGCTAACCACAAACCGGGGCTCCGCGAACGTATTGCTCGTCGATCCCTTTAACTCACTGATCCAGGTGGATAGCCTGCCGAGCGGCACAAGCGCAAACGACTTGGTGGTGCACGACGGACTCACGGGGTCTTTGCCTGTGTCGCTGTTTGGCATTCTCTACCACCAAACCAACGCCACGACCGGAACCTGGCTCAACATGAACCGCGCGACGTACCCGGTGGAACTGGCGACGCCGCGAGTGAATGGAAACAATTCGGCGATCACACCCGGAGCGGTGCGCCTTGCGATCAATAAGGTGCGGAAGTCACTGGGTACGAACCAACTGAATAAGCTGATCGCTTACACGTCACTCGAGCAGGAACACCAGTGGGAACAGCTCGGCGTGACCATCTCGCAGATCATCAAGGAGGGAGCCGGCGGCCGCGCAAGCGACCTCGACTTGCTCTTCACAGGCGAGAAGTCGATGGCGGGAGTGCCCATTAAGTCGAGTATCAACGCCAATCAATCGCGCGTCGATTTCCTCGACCTATCGCACTGGGGCCGGGCCGTGATGCAGGACATCGACTTTTACGATGTGGGCGGACAAACCGTATTTCCGATCTATGGCGCCAGCGGCGGGTTGGCCAGCGCATACATCTTCTACTTCGTGACGGGCTTCCAGGTTTGGAACGACTCGCCGCGCAGTGGGGCTTACATCGATAACCTCGCGATTCCATCTGGTTACTAGAGCATTGCCACAGCGGTGATCCACTGGTCCTCCCCATCGGCGAGCGAAGCCCCGTCAAAGGCGGCTGCAGGAGTTGGATGGACCGGTAAGAAGCACCGCACAACCCCACAAGGGGCGGCTACTCCCCGCCCCTTTCCCCCTTTTTCCATGGTTCAGGCTGCGATCAGTGCATTGGGGCGGCCCCGGCGGACTCGCGGGTGGCGGTATGAATGGGCGAGACAGTTCAACGTTTCAGCGCAATAGGAAGATCAACAAACACCGAGGTTCCTGTGATTTGCGTAACCAGAGAAACGCACGAGGCTCCTGAGAGCCTCTGCAAACGGCTGAAACAGGCAGGCGGAACAAACCGGCTGGGAGAACCAAATTTTCGCGTCGTGTGGGGCGGTAGCAGGCTCGGGTGGATCGGCGGCCGATGGACGGACCGCGACGCACACGGAAACGTGATTCGCGAGATCGTCGAGCTGCGGCACGTGCCGAAGTACACTCCGATCGACCGGTGGCACCTTGAACGATGGACGCCGCCAGAAAGCTACGGATCGCCGGAGCAATGGTATGAGAGAACGATGGAGACCGAGGATGGGATGTGCGTGCCAGCGCTCGGACCCTACCCTTCGCGCGGAGAATACGAGCATTGTTTTACTTTGAGCGGCGCGGAGAACGAATTTGTACCGTTGACGCCAGCAGCGTGCGACTGGGTGGTACGCGCAATCGAATGGGCGCGGCGCCAGCCGAAAAGCGCATCGAGAGCGGCGATAGTTGAGCGCGAAGCAAAGCGAGAGGACGAATGGAACCGCCGAGCCGATGAAGCGCTTGAACAAGTTTTCTGAAACATTTCGTAGAGACAGCCCGAAAGGAACATACCTTGCAGATCGCCAGAGAAAATGCGCGTGTCGCTCCAACCAATAACGGCAGGCGGGACTTGCTGATCGAGACGCAAACGCGAGGAGACGCCGCGTTGACGGTGTCGATAGCGTCCGTCTCAGATCAGGATTGGTACATTTCGCGCACGCACGGTGTGTATCACATTCCGGCGTGCGGTAAGGATCAGCCCTACGCGTTGCTGATGATTACGTCTCGCGGGGACACGATCGATTTGGGCGACAACCGCCGATTTCCTTTTACAATTTCTGCGCGCGACATAGCGGACGATTTGCTTCAGGACCTGCAGGATCACGGCATTTTCGTTTGCGCGGGTGCGCGTCCGACGCCTGAGGAGCTTGCTGCGGCGACGGAGCGGCGTACCAGGTATTACCAAACGCTGATTGCCGAAGGCGATATGATGTGGGCGCGCGGGCATTCGTTTCGAGAAATTTCCGATCTACACCGGCGCGCGGCGATCTCGCTGGGTATTGAACGCGAATGGGCCTACGTTCCGATGCGAACCAGCGAATGCCCTGCGTGCGGCGAGAAAGTAAAAGCGGGAGTGGCTATTTGCAAGCATTGCCGCGCGATCCTCGATCACGAGAAAGCTGCGAAGCACGGACTGGTACGTGCGGCTGAGCCGGATTTGACAGCGAGGCCGGCTGCGCGCGAAGGGACCGCGCAAAACGAAAGAGCGCAATCGAATACGACGAACCAGAGCGCGCAGCATCGATAGGCGAGAAATTGCGGCGGGCGACGGGATTGTTGTTGGCCATGCAAAGAACGGTTGAGATTAAACAGAGTGAGAGAAAGGTGCGAGTGATGACGATGATGGCGAAGGGACGGACGGCATTTGGCGAGATGACCCAAATGCTCTTACGCCAGGGTGTGCGCCACACGAATGCGGTGGTCGCCTGGTCAGCACTGCTGATCGCTGTGATGGCCACGGCGTCCAGCATCTCGGCGCAGGGTTCGCGAAAGGACGACATCGTCTTCGGGCCCTCGGGGCATCCGATCGCAGGAGCAACGGTGAGAGTGTGCCAGGCGACGGCGACCGGATCGCCCTGCTCGCCGCTCGCGACGCTCTACACCGATCTCACGTTGACAACGACCGCAGCGAATCCGCTGCAAGCCGACGGTATTGGCAATTATCACTTCTATGCGTCGGCCGGACGGTACCTGATTCAGATCACGGGGCCGGGAATAACGGGAACGCTGACGTATCCCGATGTGATCCTGGCGCCGGACGTAAGCACAACGGATACGGGGAACAATATTTCGGCGTTTGGGCTCTCGCTGGGAGGAAACCTGAGCGTCGCTGGAAACGCGACAGTGAGCGGGACGCTTACGACTTCAAATTTCAGCCCGGGAAGTTTTACGCCACTCTCACTGAGTGTGCAGGGGAATGCGAGTTTCGCCGGGCCTCGTCCTTATATCGACGTGACCGCGCCGCCGTATAACGCCGATCCGACAGGCGCGAGCGATTCGACAGCGGCGATTGCGGCCGCAATCTCCTTTGCGTGCTCTTACAATCCGAACAACGTTCCCGCGGTGTATTTCCCTTATACGAATAACATTTACATGATCAGCCAGCCCCAGTCCGGCACGAGTGCAATTTTCACGACCTGTAACGGACTTGATCTGGTGGGCGGTGCAGGGAACACGCAACAGGGAGCGCAATTCAAGCGTGCTCCGCAAGTGGCGATACTGGTCGCCCATCCCGGGTCGAGTCCGACCAATGCGCCGGTTTTTTTGGTGAATAACAATCACGGCGTCAGTTTCGAGAATCTGACGATCTCGGGCTATAACGAGGCAGTGGAAGTGGAGAATAGCGCAAACATCGCATTCAAGAATACGTGCTTGACGAACAACAGCAGTGCAACAGGACAGGCCAACAACGCCGCACTGTATATGCTTGATGCGCTGCAATTTTTCTATTTCGACGGCGGCTGCATTCAGTCAGGCGGCCCGCAGACTGTGATAATGCAGAACGATAATGCGGGTACGCCGATCTCGCTGGTCTTCTTCCACGATACGGAAATTAGCGGCGACGGTATCGACTTCCTGACAACGCGAGCCGGACCGACAGGCGGCGCGGGGAACATGACATTTGACAATGTGGTGGATGAAGACTGCAATGCTCCGTTTATGTCGATCAACGATACGAGTGGCAGCGGAGCCATGATCGGATTTGGCGCTCTCACGTTAAATCATGTGGTGATGGCAGACTGTAGCGCGCCTTATCCGCTCTTGCAGTTCAATGCTCCCGGCGATTTCCTGACGGGCGTGAATATTATTTATCCGCAGGGGCCGAGCAGCGGTGCGCCGGCTATCAAATTTGTCGCGGGATCGTATTCGGGATTCATCCACATCACGGGCTGTTTTTTCAGCTGCACGACTGCGGCGGTGGATAACAGCGGCGATACGCTGAACGGAGTTGTGGTCGATAACTTTTACGGGCAGGACTACCAAGTATCCGCGGCGGATCCGAATACGCTCCGCAGCGATAGCCCAGGCGGAATCGGAGCGCCATTACGGCTTTTTCCCGCGGGGCAATCTTACGCGACAGTAGGATTGGATCCCACCGAAGGGCTTCTTTTCAACCAGGGCAAGACGTTTGGCTACTCGGGCGGCGTGGTGCAAAAGTCGCCGAACACGTTAGGACTGGAATTTCCTACGGTGGTTGCGCCGACTGGCGTCACGGCGACAGCAGCGGCCGGCGGCAGCCTGCCAAACGGCACGTACTACGTGACGGTGTATTCGAATACCGGAGGGTTTAGCTGCTCGGGGGGAACTTTTTCCGCTCCGTCGTTTCCGGTGGTTCCAGTGGCGCTTTCGGGAAGCAATGGAACTATCAACGTGAACTGGGCTTTGCCATCGCCGAATCAAGCTACGAATTTCTGCGCGATTGCATTTGGGTCAGCCACTCCGGGGCAGGGAAATGCTCCCGCGAATTTTGTAAACAGCAGCAGTGGAACGAGCGTTTCGATCACGAGCACGGCACTGACGACAGACCCGGAACAATTTCCGATCACGCCGATGAGCGAATACCATCGCTTTACCTATAATTCGCTGGGCGTGAACACGACGAGTCCGGCGTACAACCTGGATGTGAATGGCTCGGCGGCCGTGAACTCGTTAAACGGAGTGCAAAAGGCGGAACGGTTTGCGGGAGCGGACGCGGGGATACAAATCAATGCGTGTCTAACGGCGGCGGCGGCGTCTGCCGGAGTGTGCGACGCTCGCGGATTGACGGGAACGTATACCGCGACGCACCACATTTCGATTCCTGCGCATACGTCTTTGTTGTGGTGCCAGGGCAAGCTGACCATCAGCGACACCGGCACGCATGATGCGGTGGAGTTAGCTGGTGACGGCGCCGCGATGTACGGATGCGGCGAAAGCGGATCCGGTACAGTGCCGCGGCCACAAACTTCCGGATACATCGCTTGCGGGATCGCAGGGTGCACCGACGTCGATAACCCGAGCGCAGGAACGGCGAACGTCGATTGGATTCATATCGACAAAATGTATCTGCAAGCGAATGGCGCGAGTTCGACGGTGCTTAATCTGACCAGCGTGGGGCACGCGGATATCGAAAATAACCGATTTGTACTCGGTACCGGCGGAGGATCGTTTGGCGTTTACGGAAATACTTCAACTGGGAATGAGGATTCGACGAACTCGCTGGTGAAACACAATGAGTTCGATGCGCAGAGCGAAAATGATACGTGCCTGTCGCTGGCCGGCGTATTCAACTCCATAAAAGTGGAACAGAACTCGTGCTACTTGCCAGCTGAGAATACCGGAACGATTGGGTTCGCACTCGCGAAGGATTCGAATGGAAATTATCCGGACAATGATGAGTTCGACGCGAACGATTGCGAGGCGGCAACTACGTCATTTGGGCAGATATGTTTCAACCTGGTAGGAGCGCAGAATGTGCAGATCGGACCGACGAACCGGTGCGAAAACGTGTACAACTGCATTCAGTTTCCGTCCGATGGTTCGGCGGTGGGCAATCATATGATCGACCCTTACCTCTCACTTTCGGTGAACACGATGGTGAAACCGAACGAACCGGCGGCCGCGCAACAGGCGATGGACAATACGGGAACGAATTGGCAGCCGTCGTTCCATTACGGCTTGAATGATTTAGGCGGAACAAATCTGCTTGCGAATCCCGGGTTCGAGGGCTGGACGAATTCGACTACGTTGTATGGCTGGGGTGGCGCGAGCGGCACGAACATAAATCAGGCGGGAAGCGGGATCTATTCGCAACAACAGAGCGGTTCGGCGCCAACTGATTCGAGTACGCAGGGTTCGTACAATGTGAAAATTGGCGACGGTGCGACCGCGGGCCTGGGAATTCACTCCGGATGCATTCAAGTTGATCCGACTATGAATTACACGCTGGCCTTCCGGATTGCAGCGACAAGCACGAGCGTAAAGTTTAGGCCGGGATTCCGGTTTTATTCAGATCCGAATTGCACAGAGGCGGATCGGATCACGAGCGTCTCGACGAACGCGAGAGTGCTTCAGCCCTCTTTTTATGCCGGAACGTCCGCATTGGCGGGAACAGGCGCGAACTGGCAATCGACGAACGCTTCGCTGACGTATAACAACGGAATTACTTGTAACTGCAACGTGACGGGCGCTGACTGGAATGTGGCGACGGCGAGTGCGTGGACTCCCACGCGAAATTACGCGATAACTTTTCGCGTTCCCAACGCGTTTTCGAGTTCGAGCACAATAGCGCAGTCGATGCGCGTCTTGGTTCTCGAGAATACGGCGGCAAATCCGAACCAAATCTTCGTGGATGATATTGCTTTGTCACAAGGACCGGTGAATACGAGAGTCCCGCACACGGCTTCGGTGACCGAAAATGGAGCGTGCGTCGGCTGCGGGATTAACACCGTATCGAACTACTCGATGGGAACCGTGACGGCCGGAGATGCTCCGGGATCTGCCAACCAGGTGGATGTCTCGGTGATCTATTTGCCGAATGTGAGCTTCTCGCACGTCACGGTGGATGTATCGACGCTCGATTCGAGCACAAGCGACTTCTATAGCTGGGCGATTACGGATACGGCCGGGAATGTGAAGTGTTCGATGTCTTCGGCTGTTAATTTGACAGCGACAGGAACGAACCAGCAGACGTGTTCGCAGGGCACCGTGACGCTCGCGAATGGCACGTATATTTTTGCGTTCACCGGCAATGCCACGACAGCGAAGATCGCATATAGCGGAACGGCGCCGCTTGCGCTATCGACCGCCGTCTCGACATCGACAAGCTCCAGCGGCGCCATGAGTTTTCCGATTGGCATGCCGACGGCGGGGCAAACGTTCAGCAGTTACGGATTGCCGGCGATTCTTCTGAATTAGGCGTTCGTTTCCTTCTTCGAAAGCGATTTCCAATGGTCATCCCCGAAAATGCACATTTGTGGGCGCTTTTTGTCGCCGGACATGGTTTGCACGTGCTGAAACGCGCCAGTCTTTCGACGGTGTCACACCTATCCGGAACAAAAAGTCGCCGTGAATGGATCAAAGTGAACGCCCTTACTCTGGCAATTCGATTTTTTGTGAACGCTGCAACGTTCTCTTACTGGATCACCCATCCCGGAGTGGCGACACACGTCCTGGGAGCCGTGGGAATTCCGGTCAATTTAACGTTAGAGCCGGGGCATGCGACGGCGGCACTGTTCGGGCTCTCCGGCGACAGCATGGTGGATTGGGCAGCGGCCAAAGTTCCTTTCCTGCAGAAAGAAATCCCGCCCATTCCAGTTTCGTGAACTGGAGTGCAGCAAGTTCGAATTGAAAATTACATCGTAGACGTGCTCGGAGGAATGTCATGCCTGTTGTTCCCACAACTGCATATTCGCAAGCCGAAGACGCGATGAGTCTGGCACGAGCGTTGCTCAACGACTCAGCCGCTTCGGTCTTCACAGACACGCTTCTTCTACCGCTACTCAATTCGGCCTACCGCGGATTGCAGCGGGAGCTTGCCGAAAATGGCGTGAGCGTGATGGCAGAGCAACAGGACATCGAGCTCGACCTCGATCCGGAGACGGGCATCACGAGTACGGAAATCAGCGATGTCTCTAGTCCTCAGCTCCCAACAGATTGCCTGGTGCCGCACATGCTGTGGGAACGCGCCGCCCCAAATACCACAGATGTTTTTGTTTCCATGGAGAAATTTACGAGCGGCGGAGGAATGCTTAACCTGCAGCCCAGCACTTACCTCCGATTGTGGGAATGGCGGGAGGACAAGGTCAATTTAATTGGAGCAACACAAGCAGTTACGGTGCGTATCCGCTACGAAAAGCTTCTCCCTCTACTAACGCTCGGTACTGACCCGGTTCAGATCCGATCTGCAACGGACGCGCTAGGATTTGCTACTGCGGCGCTTGCCGCACGGTCACGAGGAGCACGGGCGCTTGCGCAAGATTTGTTAGGAACAGCGCAAATGGCCACAGAACAAATGATCGAGCGATACGTCCGCCCGGAGCAGGTGAAAGGACGACGGAGAATGCCCTATAGCTATCACCCTCGCGTGATTTACCTCTAATTACGTTGACTGGCGCCGCGGCCTAGTTTTTTATGATGTCGACTGTTACCGACACTCCTCGAGTAGCATTCAGGGACGTACCATTTTGGCTCGACGCGCTAGCTTGTATCAAAATTGAGGCCGTGCCGACTGGTGTCGCGGCGATCGTCATGGAGTTATGGTGGCATCCCACTAAAACCATTCCAACAGCAATGGCTAAGCCCACAACTCTCACGTAACGATAGCGCTGAGCGGCAATGAGCAGCGGCACGACAATTAAAAGTAAGAATGAAAGAGCTACGAGTAAGGGATGCCCACGGAAGTCAGAGCCTGGCAAGTACGGAAAAGCTAGGAGCTTAGCTTCGATCGCGTTGGAAGAAGTCTGAATGGTGACGGTTACAGCGGCCGGCGAACCGACCGTGGGAGTTACAGACGCGGGACTGACGGTACACACGCTGTTCGCCGGGGTTCCGCTAGGGCACAAGAATGATACATGCTCGCCGCTTTGACCAAATGCTCCGAGCGCGACGACTTGCAAATGGAAAGTGCCGGATGCTCCCTGGATTATTGACACTTCCTGCGGCTGACCACTCGCAAGCTGAAGCTGATAATCGGTTCCTGTACCAGCCAGGGACGCCGTCGCCGACCCAATGGTGAGTGTGGAATCGAGTGTGCCAACCGAAGCGGGAGTGAGCGCAACGTTGATCGTGCAGCTCGCGCCCGCCGCTAGTGTCGACACGCACGACGTGCTCTCAACCGTGAAATCACTCGTCGTCGCCGGCGCGGCCGGTTGAAACGCGATGCTGTTGCCCGAAATTGCCGCCTGTGAATTATTGGTGAGTGTGAATTGCTCCTGCTGCGACGTGCCACCGATCGGCTCGTTTTGGAAAGTCCAGGTGCCTGGCGACAACGAGAGCGCGGCTGGCGGGTCTCCCGCATTCTGTGCTTCGATGATGCGATTTAAGCCCTGCTCGGCAGCGTAAAGATTGCGTCCTTGTTGATCGAAGGCCAAGGCACCGGGCTGTTGGAGATTGGTCATCACCGCTGTTGTGGCGCCGGTATGAGCATCCACTCGCAGGATTCGTCCGAAAGTTGAATCCGAGATGAAGAGATTGCCAGCGCCGTCTACGGCCAAACCCGCGGGGCAAACAAGATTCGATCCGGGCGAACACGGTGACGCGTCAGAGACGGTTCCGGTCACGGTTGATCGGCCGTCGAGTGTATTCACGACGTGCATGGAGCGCGTCTGAAGATCAATTGCCAAGACCGAACCCGTCTGAGGCGAAGCCACGAACGCTTCAGTTCCTTCGGCTGTAACAGCCACACTGGAGGGAGAGGCGACTTGAGCGATCACTTCGAGGGCGCCAGTAGCCGCGCGCAAAACATCCAACACGCCAGTGTGGTCTGCAATATACAGATTGCCGGCCCCATCTAGCGCGATTCCTAGCGGACGTGAAAGCGATAGGTTCTGGCGGGGCGCCCAGCGGCCAGCGACGCTGCGGATAATTCCCGGTTCTGTGCTTCCAGAGGCCGCAATACGGCGGATCGTGTCATTTTCGGTGTCTGCAATATAGATCGTGCCATCGCGGCTGACAGCGACGCCGCTTCGTTCATACAAAAGCCCCGCATCCAAGCTCAATTGCGCCGAAGCGGCCGGTCCGCCATCTCCCAGAGAGCCTTCTGCTCCGATTCCGGCGACATCCGTCAGGGCGGCGGTACGATTGGGCGACGCGACCAGAGGGGAAGAGTCCAAGGCGAAAACCTGGTTCTTCGGCGAGGCCAGAGTGACATAAACAGACGATTGGGGACCGATAGCGAGACTTCTGGCAGGCACACCCTGAGCTATAACGAGAGGCTGCGTTGCTCCCGAGGCTCCAATTGAAGAATTTGCCTCGTTTTGAGGGAAAGCAACTGTAACAAGAACAATAGCCGCCACCGCAGCCGCAATCAAGACTCGACGCACCAATAGCTCCTTGTGTTCGACGCGTTGGATTCACATACAGAGGTCCAGGTTGCGTCGCAAAACGGCCATCATAACAGCCACGGCGAAGACTACCTAGCACCGGATCGCAGTTTTAACGCGAAAAACGCCGGGCTAACGAATCAAGCAGCAATTTTTTAACGGAGGAAGCATGGCACTTACTTTCACAGTTGTGGACACGTGGGACGATGGCCAACGCATCCATTTGGCCGGAACGGTGGCGGCAACAGGAAATTACACGACCGGGGGTGACACGATCGACCTTTCTGAAAATCCAATCGTGGCCTCTTCCCGGGCACCCATCCAGGGCACAGCCTGGATGGATGGCCTTGCCGGTTATGACTACGTCTTCTTTCCAGGAGCAGCGATGAACAACGGCAAGGTGAAGATCTTCCAGGAGGGAAGTGGCGCTGGCGCGTTTCCTGAACTGGCCGCGGGCGCATATCCCGGGCCAATCACCTCGGATGCGATCACGTTCTACGGCATCTTTAAAAAACTTCAGTAGTGATTCCCGCAACAGACTGAACGTACCGACAAACCGGCGGAATTTATTGCCCGCGACCGAGCGTGAGCCATGTCTATCGAAACATTTTCTCCATTGCCGCTGAACACGTTTGGAACTTGGGTCACGCTACTTGACCCTTCCGATGTGCCGCCCGGAATGTCGCCCAGCCTCGGTGACGTGGATTTCTTTCCCGGGGGCATTCGTACGAGGCCAGGGCTGGTGACGCAATTATCCGGCGTAAGCGCGACACCGCAAATCAACGGATTAAAAACCTATGTTACGCCGGGACTTGCGCAACGCTGCATCGTCTTCGATTCGCTTGGGAATGTTTATAAGGAATCGTCGCCGGGGCTTCTCTCCCCGATCAGCGGCGGCGTGATCTTGCCAAACCTGTATCTCGATTCGACGACTCATTTCGGCCGTGAATATATGGCCTTCGGTGACGGCGTAAGCGGACAGGACATGCCGCGGCAGTACGACGATAACTTCTTCGACCGGGTCAGCCAGATCGGTCCTGCCGAAGGGCCGGCAGTAGCCGATTCCAGTTCGTCAGGAAGCATTTCGCCGGGGCCACACCAGTGTGCCGTCGTATTCGTGACGCGCCAAGGCTATTGGACGGCGCCTTCGCCCGCGGTGACGTGGACGGCGGCGGGCGGGAATATGGTTAGCGTGACGAACATCCCGACGGGGCCGTCGAATGTAGTGCAGCGGTTGCTCGCTTTCACAGGGTCAGAGGGTGCGAACTTTTATCACGTCCCCGCGACGATGGTGATCAACGACAATTCGACGACTTCTGTGACTCTCGATTTTACGGATACGATTCTGCTATCCGGCGTGAGCATGGATTATCTGTTCTCGCAAATCCAACTTCCCGAACAGCTAGGCGTGATCGATTATGCGGAACGCCTTTTCTGGTGGGGCGAACGGGCCCAAATGGATAATTGGCGCAACCTTTCTTTTGACGGAGGTTGGGATGCGTCGGGAAGCGGCCGCCCATTGGGCTGGGGTCTCGATCCCTCGTTCGGCGCAGGTGCAAGCAGGGAATCGAGCGATACGGTCTGGGGCGACGCCTACAAGATCACGGCTGATGGCACGAGTCTCGTGCGGGGAATGATCGAACAGAGCGCGATCCGCGATGCAAACGGCAACCCGATGTGCGTCAACAACGTGGATTATTCGATCCGGGTTCGGGTGATGCGGACCACGGGACTTACACAGGGCAACCTGCTGATCAACGCGTTCAGCGCTACGCTCGGCCAGATAGGCACCGGAATCGCGGTGAGCGCGTCGCAGGCGACGGATAATTACCAAGAGTTTTCAGCACAGCTCTTTCCACCACAAGCGTCACTGCCGACCGACCTTTCTCTTCGCGTCTACGCGGACGGCACGCCTTCACCGACTGGCGAAGCGTTTATCATCGACAATATCGAGATCTTTCCGACGGACGAACCGTTGAACGCGTCAATCGTGCGAGCGTCTGGAAGCGAAGAGCCTGAGGCCTACGACGGAGTGACAGGCTTCATGAGCATTGCCGAAAACAATGGGCAGTGTATCCGTGCAGCCTTTACCCTGCGCAATAACCTCTACTTTGTGAAGGAACGAAGCATGTATGTGACGGCAACCGATGGCGTTAATGAGCCGGCGCTGTGGACTGTCGAGGAAGTGTCAAACGAGGTCGGGACGCCGTCGGCACACGGAGTAGGAATTGGCGAAGAGTGGGTAGTGATCGCGGGTCGTTCGGGGCTGTATCTCTTCGATGGGAGCGAACCCACTAAGCTCTCGCAGGAGATCCAGCCAACGTGGGACGCCATCAATTGGCAATATGGGCAGCGTCTCTGGGTGCAGGTCGACATACAGCACAAGAAAATCTACGTGGGTGTGCCGATGGGAGCCGTCACACAACCCAATCAAATTTTGATGTTGGATTATGCGGAGGGATTCGGCGATCCGCTGCTTGCGATGTTCAGCGCACCGGAACGTTCGCGGAAATGGGCTCCGTGGACGATTTCTGCTAACTCCTGTGGACTGATCGAACGCTCAAACGGGACGGCTCAAATCTTTTTGGGAACGAACAATAGCACCGGGAAGATCTACGGACTGACGCCCGGGCAATATTCGGACGATGGAAATGCGATCGACTCATTTTGCGGCACGGCATTTCTCGCAGCGACTGGACTGAGCGGGCGAAATTTATTTGGTTACCTGACTGCGTATGTTCAAGGGGCAGGCACGCTGTCGCTTTCAGCCTATTCGCCTGGGGACTCCAGCGTGACTGCCCTTGGATCATGGACGCTTGCGGCACCTGCAGGACGAGATATGGAGCAATTTACGAATCTGCTCGCAGAGCGAGTGTCATATCAAATCGGTACAAATGCCGTGGGGTCATGGTTCTCGCTCACAAAACTTGTTCCTTGGGCGAAACCAGACCCATTTGCAATCGTGCGCGGGACGAACTAGCGCGATCTCGGCAATCTGCTGTTTCAATCGACATCGACTGAGGTCTGGTACTCAGCTGGCGTCACGGCCTGAGTTTCATTTCTTTTATATTCGGTTTAGTGGCACACGCTTCGCCGAAATATCTTTCTCGCTGTGATAGGAAACCAACGAAATGCTCACGATTAGTCAAATTGAGGCCCTGCGCAAAACAAATCCGCAACTCTACGAAACTGTGAAGCGTCTCGCCGGAGCTTCTCTTGGGCCGAATCAGGGTTGGAGTATTGATGATCAGATTACGGATGGCACAAATTTCGCGCGCGTCGCAAGTGGCGCGCTAACGAGCGGGAAAATCGACCCGACAAAGCCCGGTGTCCTGATGAAGGGATCGGTGCCACCCACGTGGTCAGGATCGTTTGCGTACGTCTCGACAACCTCGACGCTCACATGGAACTGGACCGGGCTCACAATTTTTCGAGCGGACGGAACTGCCACTGCAGTGTCGAATGGCTCGATAGTTGTGACAGGGCTTGCGGCTGCAACTAGCTATTACTTCTATCCTTATTGGGATGAGGTTGCGTCAACATTGGACTGGGTAGCGAGTGGAAGTGGCTCTCCGGCGCTCGCGCAGACCAACAAGACGAACACGGCAGCACAACAGCAATCGCTCCAAGGACGTGTGCCACTATCGCAGGGAGCGATCATCGCCGCAACGACTTCCAGCGGAACAGGTGGTGGGTCCGGAGGAGGGAGCGGAAGCTGTCTTCGCTCAGGAGCTCTGGTGCTCACGAAAGAGCGGGGAACTGTTGAAATTGAAACGTGCAAAGTGGGCGAGCACCTTCGTTGCCCGTCACCTGCTGGCGGGGAAACATGGACGCGCATCATACGTGTTGAAGTGCGTGATGCGGACACGTTCATTCGGCTTCATTTCTCGAACAGCGAGACGTTGGACGTTACACCACACCATATCTTCACATTGGCCGACGGTTCGCCGATGCGCGCCGAGCGCCTGTGCCTGAGCGACATTTTTGTGGGAAGGTTCAGCCGGATCACACTGCAGAAAATCGAAGCCATCGTGGAAGATGGACAAAAAGTGACTGTGAGTTGTGAGCCTAATCACGAATTCTTCGCGGGTCGCCATACTGCGACAGTATTAACTCACAATTACACGTTTAGCTCATAAGGCATACTCCAGTATTGCAAGCATATCTGCTTCGCACGAGTTCGAGTTCTACGGTCCAACTATATGACAGGCAAATGCTATTACTTGACGACGCTCGGTGATTGGAAACGGCATGCCGCGTCTTTCGCAAACTCCCATTGGGTTGCTCTGCAAGTACCAGATAACAGTAATGAGTGCCATGCCACTCCAAACACACAGGCGATGGTTGAGGAGACGGCATCAATCCTAGTCCTAATCGAAGCGGATGAGGGCACACATGGAGTGCTTGAAGATGACCCGTCGTTCGAGCCTCTGCCGCATCCACTTTCGCAAAAGGCAATTTCCGAAACGGCGCAGGCGGCTCTTAGCTCTCACGGCGTCGTGCGTGGAGCCTCTACATTCGATGCGACCGAAATAATCGCTCGCGTCCATCCGCTTTTGCGACACCGCGTGTTTTGAGTGGCAGACGGCTCTGGAAAGGGAATTGGCATCGATGATCGTGCGCGAATACACTCCAGGCGATCTGGCAGCTCTAAAACGCATGCATGAGCGCCAAGGGTTTGACTATGCTTTTCCGAACATTGCCGATCCCATCTTCGTCTCAAAACTTGTCGTGGAAGACGGACCGGCGGGCGTCGTAATGGCATCGCTCGCGCGCCTGACCTGCGAAATGTATCTGTTAATGGATCCCGAAGCGGGATCTGCGCGGGATCGATACGGGCGAATCGTACAGTTGCACCGCGCCGGGCAAACTGACCTCGCCGCGCGTGGATTAGACGACGCTCATGCGTGGCTTCCCCCGCGTATCGCAGTGAGATTTGGCCGGCGCCTTGAGGCCCTCGGTTGGATCCGTGATGACAAATGGACACCCTACTGCCAGCGCCTCAATAATCTCTGACTGCACAGCTTTTGGCGGGCGATAGAGTCCGCTCGAGTGTCTGTTTGAAAAATGGAGGACGTATGTCTCGCGGTGCGCAGCAAAATACTCGCAATCTTGCAGACCAGCAATTGACGCAGCAGAACCAACTGATTTCGCAATCGAACCAGCAAGGGCAACAAGATCGCTCATTGCTGGTACCCGCTATCGACAACTTATTGAACAGCCCTGGTTTCACACCTCAGCAGCAGTCGGATATTACGCAGCAAAGTCTCGGAGCAGCGAACACTGCCTACGATGCACTCCGAGAGCGCGCTGCCAATCGTGTTGCCGCGACGAACAATTCTGCCGGGTATGGCGACCTAGTTGCTCAACTTGGGCGTCAACAAGCTCAGAGCGATGCGAGTCAAGCGCAGCAGAACCAGATCGCATTCGCAAATCGGCAAAGGCAAGACCAAATGGCTGGCCTCAATGCTGCGAGCCAAACCTACGGTATCGACACCAATCTGTTGGGAAAAGCTATGGGCGTCCCTTCAGAACTACTCAGCGTGCGACAGCGTGCCTCAACTGGGTCCTCTACGAGCGGATTTGGAGGGCTGTTCGGCATTGGCTCCGGCATCGCATCGCTGTTCGGGTGA